AATCCACGATCTGGTACAACACATTGCCAATGCTGACATTCGGCTCCTCGGTCGTCATCTGCCCGCAAAAATCTGTATCATGCAAAAACCGGCACTCATTGGGCTTCGTCGCAAACCCGACGCTCAAGAAATCCTTGAGCGTCGGCACGGCACCGTTGATGTCGCGCATCGCGCCGTCGTCGCCTTCTGCCTTGCGAGCGAAGTCGTTCGCGCCGTCTGGCAAAGCGCTGACGTGTGACATGTGATAGTCGTTCGCATCAGTGCAGGGGCCGTAACGCATCTCCAGCATCAAAAATGCGATGACAGCCAAGTTGGTCTCGACGTTGCGCAACGACGTGATGTTGTCGCCGGAGTTGCCGGTGGTGACGTTCTTGATGGCGATCTAGCCGCGCACGCCATACATCGTCTGGCGCCACGCAAACTTGCGCGGCTTCAGGAAGAACTCACGTTGCACCTCGAGGTAGCGTGCGGCGAATGACGTGTTGCCAAGCATGTACGCGTCGCGCTCGTAGTTGAACGTTCGTTGAACGAGCGCAACGAAATGCGCCTCATAGCACGACACGTCAGTGAAGTTGAGCGAGCCCTCGGCTCGGCTTAACTCACGCATCAGCTGCGCTCGTTGGATGACGGGCGTCTTCTTGACGACGCCATCAATCAGATAGACGAGATGCTCCATCGACGACACGGCTGGTCCACAACGCCCTTTCAAATAGGCATTGCTGTCGCAGATCACGCGCACCGGCTTCGGGTCGCCTTGCGGCAATGACTCGGCTTTGCCGAAGATGCCCTGAATCAGTTTGAACGCGCGCGGGTGCATCATGTACGGGTACGAGAACAATGCGGCCGCCAGATCAACCTTCTGTTTGTTGTTGTAACTGTTGCGACTGGCCAGCCAACCGACGAACGTCATGACCTCGTCCTCGTACAGCGGCCGCAGCGTCTTGCGGATCAGGCGACGGTAAAACTCGGCCAGGCGCATGAACCGCGCCTTGTCGAAAAACGTCCCGAACATCGGCGTCACTCGGCCGAGCCGCCGCATGTAACCGAGAAGCACCGTAATCCCGTCGTACCGGTTCGCAACCGGCGCCGACATTCCAACGACGTGGAAGTTCAGACTCGTTCCGACTGGCTTGCGACTTCGACAGACGCCACGGATCGCGACCTTCATCCGAGCTGGTATGCCAATTCCAGTACCCCAGCTCGCTTCGCCTCGGACTTCGACGTCGATCTCGTCGCCATCGTAACCGTACTTGACCAGCTTGCCGCCGTGGTGGGCCGAAAAACCGGCGGTAGTTGCAACAGAACGAATTCGATCCACATCTGTGCAAACCGCACTGACACAGGTCGCACGAAGTGTCTCGCTTCCAGCCGGCGATCCAGGTTTATCGACTCGATTCCCTGCGCGATCATGCCCATGTTCGTACGAATCGCCTCGAGGCGTTCGTAGCTCGAGACCTCGCCAGCAGCGCGGCCCCCGCTCAGTTCCGTCCAAAACTCGGCGCTCACCAGGTACTGAGCTGAAAAGATCGTGGCGCCGAACAGAAAAAGCCAAGGCAAGCAGAGAGCTGACAGAAGACGATCACGGGCGACGCGCGACACTCCGACGCCGGCCTTGTACTGGGCGGGCAGCAACGCGTCCACCGGTCGCTGCAGCGTGTGAACGATGTCGAGAATGCGGATCGACGCCGTGCTCAGTACCACGTCGCGTGAACGCAAAAGAATGCTTCGCGGGTCGTGATTGAAATCAAATCCGTCCGTGATGCTGGATAGGTCGGCCTTTTCATGCATGTGGTACACCTCGAAGAAATCCTTGTCGTGGTAGGCCGCGGCGCTGACCGCCAGCCAGCCCGCGGCATGGCCGGCTAGCCAGCCAGCCTGCTCTCCTGCGGCACTGGCGAGCCAGACAAACGGTGCTGGTCCGTAGCTCATGCGGCCGGCAACCCAGCCGCCGACGCTACCGGCCACGTTTGGCAGGCCGATCGACAGGCCGGTCACCAATGCGAAAATAGCGCACAACGTGACGAAGTTGGTGCCATGACGCGGAATGGCAAACATGTGTGCCGCCGCGTCAGCCGGTTCCGCGGTGATTTTCTTATCACCGCCTGGCGCCGACTTCGTGTCGCTGGCCGTCTTCGCCGACGCGGCGCTCGAAGCCGGACTGCTCGTCACAGAAACATCACCGTCGTCGTCGTCGTTGCGTGCTGACTCGGCGACGCGGCCGCTGCCGGCGCGCAACATCATCTGCTGACAGCGCGCCACCGACTCCTCTTCGATCATGCTCTCTGGATCAGCTGAGTACGGGCACTCGCGTCGGTAGTGCTTGCCTTTCTTGCAGTCTGGGCACAACGGCGCGCGAAAAGGACGTTCATCCAAGTTCTTGCACGACGCGTCGGCGAGCGACAGCCACTCGGCGGTTCCGTACGTCGCAAAGCACGCCGCCGGGTAGCGATCACCGCCGACCATGACTGCACCAAGCGGGCACCACGTCTTCTTTGCCGGTCCATCACCTTTCTTGCTGCCACCGCTGCTGCTGCCGACAGCAACTTTGCCGTCGACGGACGCGGCATGCAGCGACTCAGCTGGTGAGCTCGGTTGTAGCTGGCTGCGTTGGAGACGTTGCAGTTGCTGCGAGCCGACGGCCACCGCCGTGGTCCAGAGACTGACAACGTCCTGAGAGTACAGCCAGCACAAGCCACGCCAGGCCATACCTGGCAAGACTCGGAGGCAGCTCAAGATAGGCCGGCGGAAAGTCACGACGATCGCGCTGACAACGACGGACAGTGCGAACCAGCATGCAACGCGCGCGAACGCAGTCAGAGCCGACGTCGTCACGCGCCACGCCCACTCAAAGTAGGTTTCCTCGTGACACAATCCGACGCCCTTGCAGGCCCAATCATACGCCGACGCAACGCCCGCACGGACGTCACGTACTGCTGCCCCGGCGTCGAGGTACAGCGCCTGCGCAATGTTGAAGTCTGCTTCGGATCGACCACCCAGACGAATGCGTGCAACGACGTCCTCGGAGGCCCCGAAGTACGGCGTATGAATGTGCACATGTGCTGCGTGATCGGCCTCGCCTCGCCGTAGTGCGCTGTCAACGTTCGCGGCGACCGAATAGCCGCGCTCGTTGTCAGCCACGAATGACCAATGGCTGACGACTGCGAACCCGAGCACGACGAGTGCGGTGAGCGCGACTTCGGCAACGGGCCCATCACCTTTTGACGCGCCCGCGCCGATCATCCCGATCAGCGCCTGTCCGTGGCTGGCGTGCAGCTCCACCGCAAACCGACGCTGCAAACGCTGCATCTCGCGTGCGATGCACAACAGATCATTGCGTAGTACCGCCGTGGCGAGGTCCTCGGTCGCGGCATCAAACTCGTTGCGGTCGGCAGCCGCAATCGAGTCAACCGCACCGTAGTTCGCGGCAACATTGGCCATCATTCGCTTGGTGGTGCCGCGGATTGGTCCCTCCGACCACAGGCCACGTGGCGATGCGGCGCTGCACCACTCGACCTCGATGGCCTCAACGTCGTCGTGTCGCGCCAGGCCGATAAGTGAGCACAGCGCCCCCCAAATCAGCAATGCGGCATTGGCCGTGCCGCGGCTCGCCAAACACTCGAACGCTTGACTGCCGCGGGCAACACCTGATCGGTACCCGCTGCGTCCACACAGTCGCCTTGCCGCGACCGAACCACACAGGAAGACGCTCTTCACTATGTGAAATTGGAGCTGGTAATCGCATGCGGCGAGCACTCCGGCGCAAAACGCTCGCTGCCCGATCGGCAAGTTGCTGAGGCGCATCAACAGACACCACGTCTTGACGTCTGCCTCGCGCACACCAGGGAGCAGCGGGCAGTAATCGGGGACGGCTGTCAATCGAACCACCGGCCGACGCTCGAAACCGAGACTCATGGCGAGCTCCACGCGTTCCACGATAATCGTGACGGCGCAGCCCGCGTCGACGAAGTTCTTGGGGGCGCAGTCGATGCAGCACGCGAACGAGTCGCCACACTTGCTGCACTCGAGCTTGGTGTTCAACCATCCTGCCGCGAGCGGTCCGTCGCCCTTGCTCGCGCCCGAACCCAGCAAGCCGATCGTCACCTGGTCCAGGGCCGCTGCGAGCGACTCAGCAGCGCTTGCTTCGAGCGCGGCCGCACGCGCTCGCTCTCGGGCGTTGCGTTCGACCCGGGCAATGCCGTCGTTGCACGGTGATTGCAACATGCGCGCGTTGGTCTGCATGGTGCGCTGATAATTTCCTGCAATCAGTGGCTCACACCATATCGTGCGCAGGTTGAACGCTTCGACCGGCACTCCATTGTGCCCGAAACGATCGACGGACACCCACGGATCGTCGAAGTT